GCGATGTCGTCGGTGTCGTAGAGCGCCTCGAGCGCGCCGTCGGTGAGGCGCACGCCGGGTAGGATCTGATGGTAGCTGAGCTTGTCGCGTAGGCCCCCGAGGCCCGTCAGCGCGTTGACCCAGCTGTCGAGGCGCTGCACGACCTTCATGACAAGAGCTCCACCTTGAGCGCATCCATGGCGCTCTGGTATGCGAGGACGCCCGGCTTGTGAAGTGCCAGCATTGCCCGGGAGCACGCGTCGACCTGGTCGTCGTGCGCTGCGTCCGGGAACCCCTCGAGCTCGGCATAGAACGCTTCGTTCCAGGACCCGGCGAGCACGTCGACGTTGCCGGCCTCGACCTGGGTTGAGAACGGCCCGGCATAGCTGACTTTGTCCTCGCGGGCGACCACCGATTCGACCCAATACCCGGCCAGGATGCTCTTGATGTGCGCGACGTCCACCACGCCCGCCCCGCCCGGGTCTTGCCAGATGCAGACCTTGACGGCGCTGCCGTCCTGCGCGGCGATGTTCTGCATCGCCCGGTCGACCTGGTGCGGCGAGCCGCGCAGCGACTCGATGTGCAGCACGACGAAGCGCCCCGAGCGCGTGACCCCCATCTTGACCCCGCGCGTCCAGTCCGGGTCGGGACGCTCCGGCGTGACCTGGGTCGCGGCTTTGTCCCACGCTCGGACCACGGCCACCAGGTCGGTGGGCGCGGCGTCGATGACGCGGAACCAACTGCGCTGAAAGTACAGCCCAGCGGCGGGGCGGATGAGCCAGCTGCCGCCGCGGCCGCTGCCAAGCAGCCGCTCGCGCTCGACCCGCGGCAATGCCAGTAGCCGAGCGGGGTAGTCGGGATCCTTCTCGAGCAAGATCTTGTTGTCAGCGAGCAGCCCCAGGATGAACGTAAAGCTGATGGGCGGATGGCGCAGATGCGGGAAGCGCGCGCGCAGCTCCTCGGCCGAGTCGCCCCACACGAGGTCATCGTCGACGCGGTAGAAGTACCGAATCACCCCCGAGCGCTCGGGCCGAATGAACTCGCCGCGCTCGTCGAGGTACCACGCGATCATCTTCTTGACCCACGTGTCAGCCGTCGGGTTCATCGTCGCCCGCACGTAGGGCGCCACCCCGCTGGTGCTGCGGTTGCGACTGAACAGGTACCAGAACTGCGACTCGAGAAAGTGCGGCAGCTCGTCGAAGTTGATCAAGCCGTAGCCCTTGCCCTGGTGCTTGAGCTTGTCGGTGTCGTACTGCAGATGATCGAGATGCACCTTGGCGCCACTCGGGAAGGTGGCCGATGGGTTCGGCGTCTCGCGCAGCACTGCACCCAGCGCCGGGTACCACTCCTGCATCAGCTCCCACAGCGACTGCGGCCCGCGCAGCTGGTTGCTCGTCCGACGAAAGCAGACTGCAGAGAACCCCTTGACGTCGTAGTTACGCAGGCACTCGAGCGCGAGCCCGCTGGTTTTGCCCGAGCCGGCCTCGCCGCCGTAGAACACCATGTCTGCGCGGCTCGCCAGGAACCGCTCTTGCGATCCGTTCTGCGGCCGGACCTCGAGCCCGGTGGATCTATTTGCTCGGCCGTCGCCCATTGTCCGGCAGGTAGAACTGCACGTCTGACTTGTTGCCAGAGCCGTCAGCCTGCACGTCGTCGCGGCTGCGAGGGCCGTACACGTCGGGCCGCCGGCGCTCGAGCCACCACGCGCCGGCTCGCCAGTCGTCCTTCGCGCGGTTGATCACGTTGAGCGTGAGCCGGGTCTCTGCTGCTGCGAGTGCGCGCTCCAGTTGGGCAGCAAACCGCACCATCGCCTTGCTCGTGCCGGCACGCCCCGCGTCGCGCCAGTTGTAGATAGTCTTGCGGCTCACGCCCTCGGACTCGGCCGCTGCCTCGATGGTGACCCCGTACTCGATCAGCTTGCAGATGGCATCGCCGGCCTTGACCGTGTATTTGCTGCGCGCGGGCATGGCTCTTAGCTTGACTCCCGCTCGGCCTTGCCGCCTGTGAGGTGCTGCCACCGCTCGACCGCGACGTCGACATACGCCGGCGACAGCTCGACCCCGACGCAGCTGCGGTCGAGCTGCTCAGCTGCGATCAGCGTGGTCCCACTGCCGATGAATGGGTCGAGCACGGTCTGACCAGCTGCGGGGGTCAAGCGGTCAAGTAGCCAGGCCCACACCTTCATTGGCTTCGGGACGGGATGACCGTCAACACCCCCGCGATCGGATGCCATGACTACGTGATCGTTGCGCCGCCCCTTGCCCGCTTTCAGGTACGGGTCAGCGCCATAGAACAGAATGGGGTTGGTCCCGCCGAATCCCCATGCACAACCGCCGCTGGCGGCGGGGTGAATCCATGCGCCGACCCACGCGGGCTGCGGATAGCACCACATCGCCGGCACACCGGGGGTGAGCGCCGCGCATGGATGCTTGAGCAGCAACGGCATGATGCGTTGGATCAGCGCTCGCACGTTCGCAGCGGTGTCGTCGAAAGCTTGATAGTCCACGCCGACCCCGTACGGCGGGTCGGTGAGCACGGCGTCGACGGTGCAGTCGCGCACCGCCGCAGCGTGGACATGCGCGTCGGTCGCATCACCGCACGCGAGGCGGTGCCGACCCATGAGCCACACATCGCCGAGCTTGGTCACCGGCACCTTGGGCGGCGCGGGCACTTCATCCTCGACGATCTCCGGCTCGCCCTGCAGTTCGCGCAGCAGCTTGTCGATGTCGTCCTGCGCATACCCAGCGATCACCTGATCGACGGGTGGCAGGGCCAGCAGCGCGGCCGCCAGGGCTTCATCGCTGCGCTGCGTCAGTTCGGCGAGGCGATTGTCAGCGAGAGCAAGGGCATGCGCGTCTGCTTCGCTGATATCCAGGTAACGCACCGGCACCTGCGCGAGTTTGAGCAACCGCGCTGCCCTGAAGCGGGTGTGACCGGCGATGATCTCCCCGTTGGCTTTGCGGGCAACCAGGGGCGCACCGAAGCCGAAGCGTTTGATGGACTCAGCAACACGACGGACTGACGCTGGGTCGTCCTTCGTCGGGTTGCCGGGCCACGGGGTGAGCGCGCTCAGCTTGACCCAGGCTGCAGCGGCGTGGTCGTCGAGCTGCTCGGCTGCATCTGGCTGCGTGGACTTGATCCGTGCTGACATGGCTGGTGCTCACCCGCGCGTGGCCTTCTGGCCGGATAGATTCTGCCACCGTTCGATGATCACGTCGCAGTATGCCGGGGATAGCTCGATCCCGAAACACCGGCGCCCTAGCTGCTCGGCAGCCGCGAACGCTGTCCCGCTGCCGGCGTAGATGTCAGCCACGTTGTCGCCATCGTCACTGCTGTTGAGATACGCGGTGGCGTACAGCTCGACCGGCTTCATGGTGGGGTGCTCGGGCGAGCTGCGCGGCTTGTCGATCTCCCAGACGCTGGTGCGATGCTTGCCGTGCATCGGGCGCTTGTGGCGCTTGCGCCAGGTGAACAGGATCGGCTCGTGTTGATAGTCGTAGTCGAGCCGCCCCATGCTGAATGTCGGGGCGTTCTTCTTCCAGATCAGGACGTGCCGCGCGCGTAGGCCCGCCTCTTGCATCATCATCATCATCATCATCATCGACAGGCCGCCACCCTGCGGCGATGACACGTAGATCGAGCACTCATCGCCGCACACGAGGTCGCGCAGCAAACAGAACGCGGGCAGCAGCCGCGCTTTCAGGTCCTCCGGCGATAGCGCGTCGTCCTCGATGTCGACGCAATTCCGCCCAGCCTTCTGGAACCCGTGCTTCGCGAGGAGTCTATTTTTCGCGCCGATGGCGACACCGTACGGGGGATCGGTGAACACGCAGACCGCGCGCTCGCCGCCCATGAGTCGCTCGACCACCTCCTGTTGCGTGCAGTCGCCGCACACCAGCCTGTGCCGCCCGAGCGTCCAGACATCGCCCGGCTTCGTGACCGGGGTCTTCGGCGGCTCGGGCACATCGTCCTCGATGACATCGGCATCCCCCTCCACCTCCCTCCGCAGCGCCTGGACATCGCCACCCGTATAGCCGGCGAGCAGCTGGTCGCTTGGCTCCATCGCCTTCAGCAACTCGGCGAGCTCAGCGTTGTTGCGCTGGGTAAGCTCGGCGAGACGGTTGTCGGCGAGCGCCAGCACGTGCGCGTCCTTCTCGCTGATGTCGAGGTAGCGCACCGGCACGAGCTCGAGGCCGAGCTGCTTGGCCGCGCGCAGTCGCGTATGCCCCGCGATGACCTCGCCGTTGTCTCTGCGCGCGACCAGCGGCGCGCCGAACCCGAAGCGTTTGATCGAGTCAGCGACGCGACGCACCGACGCGGGGTCATCCTTGGTCGGGTTCTGCGGCCAGGGTTTGAGCGCCGACGGCTTGACCCACTCTGCAGCGCTGTCGCCAGGGCCGCCCGGTTCGGCCTGGGATAAGGCTCGCGCGCGTGTTTGTGTAGATTCCACACTGCTGCGCACATCGGCGTCGCGCTTGCGGCTGGGCTGCTTGGCTGGTTGTGTTCGCATGGGTTGCTGGTTTCTCCTCGGTTACTTCGGCATGCCCCGATGCCATGACGCACGATAGCGGGGCCGGGGCCGCTCCGCTTCAAATCCATGCGCGTCGACCTCGCGCAGCCGGCAGCGGTTGCAGCAGTGCGGCTGATGGTGCAGCCAGGTGGTGAGCTTCAGGACGCGCCGGCGCCCGCACGAACACTCGACCTGCACGTACGCCTCGGTGCGGCCATCAGGCCGTTGTCGCGTGGTGCGGCTCAACTCGCGCAGTAGCGATGCGAGCGGTGCTGCAGCACGGGGCGCGCGGCGTGACTGCTGTCCCCACGCGAGCACGCACGGGCGGCACAGGCCGGCGAAGCGTCGCAGCGGCTCGAGGGCTGCGCCACAACTGCGGCAGCGCGTCGGCTGGGCGGGTATGGGGGTGATGGCCCTGCGCTCGTCCGACGCATCCAAGCTATGCAGCACGCGCTTCACCGTCCGGGCTCCATTGGGGGCTACGGCTCCTTCTCGCCGGGCACCTCGCCCTCGACCTGCCGCGCGAACCGCTCATGCCCGAGCTGCCGCAGCGCCATCGCCGTCTCGGCCTGCACCAGCTCGAGCGGACGCTGCCACCACCGGTCATGGCCGATGCGCAGTCGGCGAATGCCATGCCGCACTCGGTCGCGCCGAATCCGCAGTAGCACCCACGCCCGCGTTGCCGGCGACTCGTGGGCGTGCCGCTCGGCGTAGTCCGCGAACCACTCCTCGGCCGTCTGCTTGGACGTGGGGCACGGCCGCTGGGCGAGCAACTGCGCGTCGACCTCGGCGAGCATCGCCCGCTCGTCGTCGGTGAGCTCGCGCGTGGTAGGCCGGACGTATCCGAGACGCTCGAACGGTGGCGGCGGCACGCCCTCGAACCGGAAGCCGCACGCAGCAAGCAGCGCGAGCAACGCGTCGCGGCTGAGATCGTCCCGGACGCGCTTCATGCGGCCCTCTTGCGCGACTGATGGGCTTTCACACGCGCACGATAGTCGCGCTGGTATTGACGCAGGCGCTCCCGGTTCGCGGCCCGCCACGCCCGACGCTTTGCCTGGAACGCCGCGAGCAACGCCGGATCCGCTTTGCGCTCGTGCAAGCTTGCGCGGCGTCGAGCGGCCAAGCTGGCTTTATGCCGCGCCCGCCATGCCCGCTGTTGCGCAAGACGCTTCTCGTGCCTGGCGCGGTCGGCTTTCACCGCCGCCCACACGCGCTTGTTGCTAGCGCGCGCCTGCTGCCGGAGTCGCTCGGCTTCGCTCGGGCGGCGCATCTTAGCGGCGACGAGCTCACGTCTGCGAGCGTTACGCGCTGCGCACCAGCCGGGCTCGACGCGCTTGCGCATGTAGTACGCATGGACTTGCGCCAGCTCGCGCTGGCGGCCGCTCTCGCCTTGGCGCCAACGCCACGCGCGCAGCAACTCGCGGCGCTTGCGCCGCAGGTGCACCTCGCGCCATGCCACGGCGATGTCGACCTCGTGCTCGCGCCAGGTGTGCTCCCGGAACTCGTCCTCAATCTCATCTCGCAGTTGCAGCCAGGTCATCAATCACATCTCCTTGAGGTCGGGCTCGCCGGGCTCGCGCACGCAGCCGAGCTGCCGGACCAGCGCCTCGGCATCGGCGGCATCAATCGTCAGCGCACCTGCGTACCCGCCTCGGGACCAGATGCGCACCGTCGCGTGCCCGCCATGCACGCTCACGCCGAGCGACGACACGAGCACGCTGGATGCCGCGATCGTGTCGTCGCGCGCGAGCACCTCGCTCACGTAGCGAGTCATCGGTGGCGGCCGGCTCATCGCGGCGCCCACCCAGTGAACGCGGCGAGCAACAGCAGCACCGTGCCCACGATTGCGATCACCCACCCCGCTACGTTCGCCATGGGCGGCGGCTGCTGCGCCTTGGTCACCCATGCTGCGATCACGAGGCCTAATGCGATAAGTGCTGCGGCTGCTGTCGTCATGTGCCCTGTTCTCCTTTCACGCGGTCGGTTGTCTGTTCAGCGTCGCCCAGTTCGTCCTGGTGCGTTCACTCCTCACCGAGATCGAATATCGACAGCTGTCGACGGATCGGTGCTGCAGGTTTCAACTCGCTGCGGTCGAACAGCGTGAGCTGGTCGCCGTCATCCTCGTCAGCTGCGTGCGAGATGCGTGCGCGTGCGAGCGCTGCGAACTCGGGTGAGAGTTCGACGCCGATGAAGCGGATCCCTTCGAGCACTACTGCGACCCCGGTCGAACCGCTTCCCGTGAACGGGTCGAGCACCACACCACCGAGCGGAGTCACCAGTCGCACGAGCCAGCGCATGAGCGAGACCGGCTTGACAGTGGGGTGCGTGTTGCGTCGCTGCGTGTCGCCGCGTTGGTATGGGTTGTCGATGCTCGTGTCGCGACCGTCGTTCACGTTGCGCGACTCGAAGCGCTCGAGACCAGCTTCGCGCTCTGCGCGGGGTGCTTTCGCGGTGTAGAAGAACCGGGATGCGCCGCCCGCGTCGTTCCCGTAGTCGCGCGCGATGACTTTGCCATCACCCACGCAGTCGTACGACGTCGAGCCCCGGCCCTGCTTATGCCCTGCTGACAGCGCACCGCTCTTGAGCACACCGGTCTGCGCGTCGAGCATCGCCGCCGCGATCTCGTCGAGCACGAGGTTGGCTGGCCAGCGTCCTTCGTTGTCGGGTTTCGGATCGCGTGCGTAATTAGCTCCGCTCATCGAGCCGTTTTCGCTAGCCTTACTTCCCGATTGCGACCACCCCGACACGTCGTCGGTCGCACGGCCGATCCTACACCCGTCGATGTTCAACCCACCGCACCCGTGCTCGACGACGTTGCTTGCGACGCTGCACTTGAACGGTCGACGCGCGAGATAGATCGGCTCCCATGCTGGTTTCAGCGCGGTACCCCAGCCGCGCCAGTCGCCGTCGAGGTTGTGCGACTTCGGGAATCCCGACCCGTACAACCACGACAAGCAGTCGCGAATCTCCCACCCTGCATCCTCGATCGCGCACGCCAGCCGGTGCGCGGTGCGCGTCCCACCGCACGCGACGAGATGCGCACCGGGTCGAGCGACGCGTAAGCATTCGCGCCAGTAGTCGGGGCCCGGCACCTGCTGGTCCCACTGCGCGGCCATAAACTCGAGCCCGTACGGTGGGTCAGTCACGATCGCATCGACACTCTCGCATCGCATCGACGCAAGCACATCGCGCATGTCACCGCAGTGCACCACTGCGATTGCGCCGCGCTCGACGTCGATGCAAGCGTCAGGCATAGCACCTCGAGCCATCGTCAAGGCCGTCGCTGTCATCGCGCTCGTGATCACCAGCGAGCTCGCCGCGGTCGCTGGCGCGCAGCGCTTCCCACCCGATCGCTATCGCGTGCACGGTCAGCCCGACAGCGCATGCGCTGAGCACCACGACAGCGATCGCGGTGAACGCAGCAGCAGCGAGCAGCTGTCGAGCGCGGTGCTTGATGCGACCCCTTCCAACGCTCATGGCCGTCCCCACGATGCGATGCCGAGCGCGATGCCGAGCGCGAACAGCAGGGCGCCCATCAGCAGCCCGACAACCAGCAAGCGCCGCCGCGCCTGACGCTCAATGCGCTCTCGCTGCTCGCTGCGCAGCTTGTTGAGCGCTGCGTTGATCTCGGCCTTTATGGTGCTCTGCTCGCCGCTCATGAGCGCAGCTCCTCGGTCTGATTCACGAGGAAGACACTACCCGGCCGCGGATCTCCCGCGACACCACACCCCGGGGAGCTGCGCTCATCGCGGCTGGGTACGAATGCAGTCAGCGCTCTGAACTGACAGCGCTCGATGGCTCGGGCGCTTGCTCCTGCCCGTCGGGCTCGCTCGGCACCGGCTCGGGCTCGGGTGCGTCGGGGTCGGGCGCTGGGGACTCGGGCACTGCTGGCGTCTCGGGTTCTGAATTCATGACATCGTTCCTTTGCTGAGGCGGGCGCGAGGTCCGCCGTGATGGGGTGAGCGGTCATGGCGCACCGTCCTGCGCAGCACCGCTTGGCTTGTCCGCACCGCTGGGCGCGTCAGCACCGCTGGGCGCGTTGATCAGCACAGCGTTGGGCGCGTCGCCCACCAGGCACACGACGATCGTCTGGCCATGAGGCTGCGCCAGGCCGCCAAGCTCGGCCGCGCCGCGCACGACCTTGGGCCAGTCGACAGGCGGGGGGCTACTACCGCCGCAGCTGATGAGCAGTGCGAGAGTGACGGTGGTGGCGCTGTGTCGCCGGGTCATCGCGCTGCCTTCTGTTCTGCAACGCGCTCGGCGTGCGTCATCGACTCCGCTGCGACCCATGCTCTGTGCCGCTCAGCGCAACCGGGAGTGTCGGTCACGCGAACCGGCCAGCGCTTGCCATTGCTGAGCAGCGGCCCGCGCACGTAGTACCCTGCAGCGTCGCACCACGCGCAGAGCCAGCGCGTCTGACTGAGCTGCAAGCAGCCGCCGCAGTGCTCGCACTCGACGCAGCTCATGCGCGCACCAGCTTTCCGCGCTTGAGCGCAGCTCTGCACCGAGCGCAGGTCAGCTCGACAGCAGCGCGCCACTGGTCGGGACTCGCCAGTGTCACCGCGCTGCAGATCGACACAAAGTGATCGCGCTCGAACGCATGCGCGCGCGTGCCCTTTCTGCCGGTGGTGAGCCAGCGTACGCCGTCGAAGCGCAGCACCTTGCAAGTCATAGCGCACCCTCGCAGCCGCGACCGATCGAGCCGCTGTCCTGCCCGTCAGTGTATTGCTTCCAATGCACCCACCCGCGCGGGCAGTGAAAGCCCCATTCGCGCACCACCGGGCCGGTGATGAACAGCGACCAGCACGGCGCGCTCACCTCGAGCCGGTGCGCGGCCCAGGGCAGTCGAAACACCACGTCGCCCGGTCGACGCTCTGCGCGCCAGTGGACACCACCCGCTGCGATGGTGTGCTCGACGTAGTGACCGCGCAGCACGAGCGACACGTTCGGCCACGGGTGGTCGTGCAGCGCTCGGTCGTCGTCACTGCGACGCAGCTGATGCATGTACACGTTGAACCTGCGATTGCGCGGGATGATGTGCCAGCGCAGCAGGTACGGGTCAGCGCGCCCACCGATCACGAAGTCGGGCGGTCGCGAGCTCGCCCAGCTGATCAGCTCAGCTGCGAGTGCGTGCGTGGTGTGCCGGTCAATCATCGTCGACCTCGCAGCCGCGCGTTGCGTGATCGAGTTGTGCCTGCAGCGCCCGCACCTCCGCGATCAGCGCTGGGACTGCGCGGCGGGCGGCAGCGATGAACGCGGCGTCGACCTGCATGAACCTGACAGGAACGTCGACGCCGACGATGTCACAATCGCAGATCAGCTCGCCGCCCGGGGCGAACACCCGGCAGTCTGTCTCGTCTTCGAGCGTCCACGGGCCCGGCGTCGCCGCGTGGCACAGCCGCTCGAGCTGGAGGAGGTAGCGCGCCAACACATCGTCGCGCGCTGTGTCGACCGCGCGACACGCGCGACAACGTAGCTGCCAGCCAGCCAGCACTGAGCGCGCGAGCTCGACGACGCGCACCTTGAATGCTTCGACGCTCATGTCGACAGCGTTCTTTGGCATTGTCACTGTTAGATGCCTTCCCGGTGCTTGAGCCCGTAGCTCTGCCGTAGCTTGCCCAGGTAGATGCGTTCGGCCTTGGTCGAGGGCGGCGGCAGCTGGTCAGTCAGCGCGAGGCCGAGCTGACAGAGCGCGAACGCGTCCGCCTGGTCGTCGCTGCAGAAGGTGCGCTGATGGTCGCGCGCGAGTGTCGAGACCATGATGTCTTTGCTGCCGACGCCGCTGCCGGTCACGAACTTCTTGAGGCTCGCCGGCGCCGGCTCGATGATCGGGCACTGCGCGAGTTCGCACAGCTTCCACCGCAGCACACCGCCAAGTTCGGCGCGATCGTGGTGCCCTTGCTGCGCACGCCCAGCAGCTGCGAATGCATAGCCCTCGATCAGGATCAGCCCGGGCTGTTGCGCGCGCACCACGTCGAGCACGCCGCGGATGAGCCGCTCGTACCGCTCCATTCGGCCGCGCACGGTGGTGGCCGGCTTGCTCGACCAGCGGCCCTCGACCAGCTGCTTGCCGGGGACCGAGTAGCAGATCGCGAACCCGGTCAGCGACGGGTCGATGCCAAGCACGCACTCGCCGAGCAGCGGTGCGACCCAGTGCGCACGGGGCTCGGTGAACAGGTCGTGGCAGACGGCGCGCGCGGTCATCACTGCACCTCGCATACGCAACGGCGCGGCACGTCGACTTGCCCACCGTCATCGAGTTGCAGTACCACGCGGCCGATTGATGTCGTCCTGACCACGGTCGCGTCATGGCATTCGATGAACGAATACCCGTTGCGACACTTTCGACAATAGGTTCGCACCTCGCGCGTCCACAGTGCGCGCGTCCCCGGCTCGAGTGCGAGATACACCTGCTCATCTGGTCGCCGCTTGGTCGTGACTGCGCCTCGACATCGGCACCATGTTTCGGTCATCGCTGCACCTCGCGCACCGAGCGACGCATGACGGTCACCCGTCGACCCGACTCGAGCTGCAAGCGCACGCGCCCGGTCGATGTCGTCCCGATCACGATCGCAGGGATGTGCTGCGTAAACCCGTACCCCGCGCGAAGCACGTGCAACCACGACACGCGCGTCCCAGGTTCGAGTGCGGGGAACAGCTGCTCGCCCGGTAGCAGTTCGGTCATCGCTGCACCTCGGGCTGCTTTGCGAGATCGGCCTCGCTGTGCAGTCCGCGCTCGAACGTCTCGACGAGGTTCTGCAGGTCGCGATACATCGGGGCGTCGCGCACCGGAACAGGGACGTACTCGAGCCACTGCTGGAGCCGACGAATCAGGTTTGCCAACCGCATCTCGGCTCGACCCGCGCGGGCTTGAGCGCTCAGCGCATCCGCGAGCAAGTGATCCGCAGCTCGCACAGCGCGGTCGCACTGGTCTGTGAGCGCTTGAATGGCATCAGCGAGAACCTCGATCATGTCCTCATCACCATCGACACCTTTGTCGCGCTCGATCGCGTCGCACATTTCATGGAACAGCCGGCGCGCTGCCGTCATCCCATCGCTGTCTGGCTCGGTCATCGCGGCCCCCGGTACAGCACCGCGCCGACGACGCCGAGCAGCCGTGCTTGCTTGCTGCGATCACGCATTGCCGCTCCCCACGCCGAACAGGTCGCGCTCGAGCTGTCGCTGCGCAGCACGCTGCCGCCGCCGCTGCTTGAACCTAACGAACATCGCCTCGACCTCGGCCGAGCGCGGCTGCAGCCATGCGGTCGCTGCCCCGCTCTCGCTGCTCACTGCACGAAACGCTCCGCAGTCGGGGCACCACTCGAGCCTGCCGAGATAGCGACGATGCTCGCCGTTCATCAGCGCACCGGTCGCCAAGCACACACCGCGCCGATGCGTGCAGTCAAGCATTCGCGGCCTCGCTGCTGCGCATGAGTTCGACGAGCCGCTCGATGGTCGCTGCGTTCTCTGCTCGCGCTCGCTGCTCGATGTCGCGGCTCACTGCGCGCACAGCGAGGTCGCGGTAGACGGTCAGCTCGTTCGCGAGCTCTGCTTTGCCGGCCGCTCGCAGCTGCACGAGCATGCGATCGACTCCGAGCAGCGCCGGTCGTACAACGTCGCGTGTTGTCTTCACCATGGTTGCCTCGTCGGTTGTTCGTTGCCGTTGCTGTGCTGCGTGAACGGGCCGAGGTTGGTCACCGCGCCCGTGCCGTTGCGGATCACCTCGAAGCGGGGGCGCTTCGGCGTGTGCTTGATCTTGCTGAACTTGCCGAACGCCTGCGCGTCCTCGCCGTCGCTGGACTTCCACAGCAGACACACCGCCTCGGCTTTGTTCTCGAGGTCGCCCGACTCCTTGAGCTCGCTCTCGAACGGCTCAGCGAAACGGCTGTGCTTCTCGGCCCGCGTCAGCTGCGAGCCAAGGACCAGCGGCACGTTGAGCGCTTGGCACTCGGACTTCAGCCGCTGCGCCGCTTCGCTGACCAGCTCGGCGCGCTTGGCTTCGTGGCCGAGCATGATCGCTTGCAGATAGTCCACGTACACGATGCCGCAGCCGGCGTTCACCAGCGCGCGGATCGCGGTGAGCACGTCGCCGAGCGGCCGGTTGAGCGCGTAGACCAGATGCACGCCGATGTGCTGCAGCTCGCACAGCGCCCGCTCAAGCTCGCGCTGGCTGTCGAAGCTGAGCTGTTGGGCAAGCAGCTCGTCGCTCGGGATGCCCGACACATGCGCGATTGCACGAGCACCCCACAGCGTGCGCGGATCTTCGAGCGAGACGATGCCGGCCTGCACGCCCATGCGCGCCTGCTTGAGCGCCATCGCGAGCATCAGGCTGCTTTTGCCGGCACCAGTGCGGCCGCCGATGATCGTCATGCTGGCCGCCATGAAACCGCGCAGCGTGTTGTCGAGCAGCGGAAAGCCCGTCGGCACAACCTGACCGATGCCCAGCTCTGCCCTGCGCGCACCATCGACCGCGGCGATCGCTGATGCGTGCAACGCTTCGACCTCGACCTGACCGCGTGGTTCTTCGCCGACCGCGTCACGCGCGTGCTCGATCGCGCCCTCGAGGTTCTGCTGCTCGCACGACTCGAGCGCTTGGGCGAGGTTGCTGCGCACACGGCGCAGGTGACCAAGCTGCGTGAGCCGGTGCGCCATGGTCCCGAGCGAATCGGGGCGCGGCTCATGCTTGGCAAAGATCTCGTCGAGCGCGTCGACCTGCGCGGTCGCTCCCTGCGCATCGAACGCAGCGCGGATCGTCAGCGGGCTGATCTCGCCACCAGCCGCAGCAAGTTCGTGCACTGCCGCAAGGATCTGGCCGTGCTGTCGAGACCAGCAATCGAGCGGGTCGAGGCGCTGCGGTGAGCTGAGGTGCTTGCGAACCGTTGGCGCATCGTCGTTCCACAGCGCTGCGATGTAGCTGCGCTCAAGCGCAACGTCGACGAGCTGCTGGCGGTCGCGCTCGGTCACGATTCGATACCTCCCAAGCCGCCCATGCCTCGAGCGATGACGAGCAACCGCTGCGCCAGCTCGGCATCGGGAAGCGCGCTCAGCCCTGCTGCAAGCTCGGCAGCCTCACGGCGGTGCAGCGAGAACGCGATGCCGATCCGCAGCAGCTCGCTCGCAGTGAGCTGCGGTCGCGCTCGAGCCATCAGCGCCCATGCAGCGCGCATGTCCGTGCACTCGCTCATTGCATCGCCTCGCGTGGTCGTGGTCGCTGCGTCTCGCGTTGCTTGAACCACCACACCTGCGCAGCGTCGAGGTCGCGACTGACGTGCTTGGCGAGCTGGCCGGGGTTGGCGCTTCTGCGATGCACTCGACCGGCTTGCACCGGGCCATCAGGTCCGAAC